CTCTGCCTACATAAATCTAACAAACCTCCACCTAAACCAGTTTCATCTATAAAGATAGTTTCAACACCATACTTTTGTGTTAATTCACCTACTCTACCAGCAACATCAACCACATTAGATTGTGATTCTGCCTCAACTTCTTCAACAAAACATATATCATTTTCGTCCAATGATGTCACAGTATATACTGTTTCATCTCTACCTGATCTTGCAACATCCACACCAAGATAATATCGTAATCTTCCTTTTGGATTTTGGTTAGTTAATGCTTCCATGATTAATGAGTTAGGTATTAATGCATCACCAATGTCTAGGAACTCACCTTCAACTTCTTGAACATATTCTTCTCGTGTTAACTTTTTAATCTCTTCTATAAATATAGGATCTTTTTGTACAAGTGGGTTATCAGTTGATTTAACATGAAATTCTGTCCACATACCATCAGGGTTTTTTGGTCTTGAGTCTTGACATGCTTCATAGAAATAACCATTCTTACTAAACGGAGTGGAGGTTAACCAAACTCTAGCTGATGTAGCCATACCAGAAGGTAAGAATGCTCTAAGTATATCAGTCTTAATAAAAGAACATTCGTCAGCAATAATAACGTGTGGTGAATAACCTCTAAGTCCTACACCACTTTCACCTGTTGCTCTAGTAATGATTTTAGTCTGACCAGTGTTATCCAAAAATCTAACCCATAATTCTGTTTGTGTGTTTCTTGTTACATATCCCTCAAGTAATTCATTCTTCATAACAAGGTCACGTATTCTTCCAAACATGATACTTGCTTGGTTTTGGGTAGGTGCTGCGATTACAATAATACATTCATCTTTAACTGTCTCTAACATTAAAGGAGCAAAAAAAGCAAAATGAATAGCTTTCACTGCTGTACTCATGGTTTTACCTACCTGTCTTCCAGACCTATAAACAATAAATCTATCTTTACAGTTTACATAATTTACATTATAATCAAATAATTCATGGTCAAGAAAAACCTTACTGAATAATGATGCGTTACCAGCACAATCTGTCACAGTTTGTATGAAATTCTGCCTCTCCTCTAATACTTCTTTTGATGGTCTAGCCATTAATATTTCCACCTATCATGGCAATGACATTTACAATCTCCTTCTTTTTCATCATTACAACAATCACACCACACACAACATTTCTCTCTTTTCACCATTAGGCTGTCCTCGTATGTTTTGTTTTAATATGATTAACAACTTCTTGAGAGTTTTTAAATCCTTTCTTACCACACCAAATACAATGTCTTATTTGAATCTCGTCTTTATATATCAATCTGACTTTCTCGCTTTTATTTGTTTGAAGATACTTTCTATGTCACCCTGTTTATTTAGTTTAGTTTCTTCGGTTAATACTATCTTGCTATTCAATTCATTGATTGATTTAACTATATTTAGTAGGGTGTTTATCTCAGATTTGGTGTTTCTATCAGGTATATTACCATCCATCTTAGACTCTGTTAACGCCATCAATACATTCTCAAAGGATAATTTTGCTATCATATCTAACATGGCTTTAACATCATCAGGTTTTCTAGTATCTAAGTCATTGATGAATTTAACAAAATCTTCTCTTATAGCACAAATAGCTCCAGCTTCGTATTTTGGACATTTACCATTTCCACCGTCATCTATTGACCTATAAATACATTGGTCACATAATGCTGGTAAGTTAGCAGTTTTCATATGCTTTGCAGAGTTGAATGGTGATATTGTTTTTCTTCCATCGATAACAACTTTACCTCCTCCTCCTATAGGCTTTATTTTAAATAGGTCTTCTGCCATATTTGTTTTAATAATTGTTAACTTATAAAGTTATCTTCATAACAGTTCATTGCTTTACATAAAGGCATGAATAAAACTGCAATTGGTAGCTTTAACAAGGAATAATATTCATTTTCTATAACTTTAGATTTATTTACATTTATTTTCTCTATATTATCCTTATACATCTCTAACGCATGGTTTAACATTGGTTTCATTGTCTTACCTTTATCTCCAAAGAACATTGAGTATGTTGAATTTGCATTCCATATCTCTGTCTTCTTTGAAACTGCAGCCGAAATCCATGCACTCGTATCAATACTTTCAAAGATTCTATTACTAATGAATTTACCTTTAGCTAACCCATGGTATTTCACATGTCTAGGTAGTTTTCTTATCTGATCATCAGTCTCGTCCTTACCATGTATTTCACCTAATGCTATATAATCTCCCTTTGATGGTATTATTCTTCCTATATGTTGTAAATAATTTTGTTGCAAGACAGGTATTGTCCAATCAATACCATCCTTTCTCTCCTTCTCATAATATGATAGTGTTTTCTCCAAGTCATATCTAACATCATACTGTGTTGCATAATCATAGAGTTTTCTTTTCTCTCTTAGAAACTTATGATAACCATCAGCTTCTGTGTTTGTTCCAGCAACAACAAATACAGATTCAAAGTCTTTTCGGAATTTATCTATATTAGCATATGAATGCCTATATGAGAGCATGACATTTTTTACACCACATGAGATTAATGCATCTCTAGTTGCTTTATTATTTGCGTTAAAATATATCTTCATCTAAGGTCATCTTCACTGATGACCCATCTTAATCCACGTATAAATCCCCTTCTTTCATCATCAGTCATTTCTAAGAATCTTTTAGGAACTTGAAATTCATCTGGATCTGGGTTTTCATGAAGTAATTCTTCTTTCTGATAAAGTAACATATTTCTTATAGAACCCTCATCAATCAATTTTATCACTATCCTCCCCAAAACACTTTGTAGCAAACTTACAGAATCCATCACACAAAAAACATTTTGTTCTTTCTGGTAATGTTCTATCTGTTAATGATTCTTTTATTATTTTTGATTTTATGACCATATCTTGTAAAGTCTCTTCTATTGGTTGTAGTTTAAATGATAGTACTACTGGTTTATCTCTTTTCTCCTTTGAGATAGTGTTTGATACATATATAACAGCACCATATTTTGCATCTATACCATAGCATTTTTTAAGTAAAACTCTATATCTGTTAATCTGTAGAACATGAGATTCACTAGGTTGTGATCTTGCTTTACTAAAGTAATCTATTGAACCTGTAGTTTTTTTATCTGTAATAACCCACTCAGTACCTACCTTAACTAAATCATCTATACTACCATATATTATGTCTAAATGTTTTGGGTCGTTTTCAGGTAGATTTTTTGCATCTTTATATGATATTGGTTCATCTGTTACATAATTATATCCTAGAAACATTTCATGATGTTTCTCATCTGCAACCATTGAAGCATTATGAATAGCCTGACCAATGTAAAGACTCTTAATATCCTCTGTATCTGTTCCTGTGTTTGGAGTTAATTTACTATACATGACATTTCTTAGACATGGTTTGATAAGGTCTGACACATGTATAACACCTAATCTCTCTGTTTTCATTGCCTCAAGTTGAGCCTTTCTAAAGTCAAAATATACTTTATTACTAATATCCTCTAATTTTATCAATACAAATGATGTAAAAATAGGTAATATAAACGTACCTAATATGTTCCTATACTGTTACAGTTACAATCTTTTACTTTGCAACCATGATTATCAGCATGTTCTTTCTGTGAATGCCCACACTCTTTACATGAATTTGCATTTATCACTATATCTGCCATTAGTAACTCTCCTCTATTATGAAATTAAAAGTTTTTGATTGTTCTGTCATTACATTGGATGAACTCTTTATCTCTACTTCGCCTTCCCAATTACCAGCGTTTGTAACTGCTGTATCGGTAGCTGACAAAGTATATGCTATTTCACCACTTGATCTATCAGAGAATGTACATGCACCATTTATGATTAATGTACCATCAGGTTTCCAAACTTTCCAAGTTGCACTTCCATATAATGATGTGTCAGTTAATGCTTTTGCGTTTCCATCTGCATCTAAAATATTGATATATATTGTTGCTCGTGACCCTGCTTTCACTCTATATTCAATTGCTCTTCCTATCATATTTTGACTCATCGACTAGCACCTTTAGTTGATTTTCGTCTGTTAAATAGTTTTGCTCCTCTAACTCTGTTGTATAGGCGTGAACTCTTAACCCTGTTAAATCCTCGTGTACTTCTTGTTGGTGAGATTGTATGAATCCTCTTCTTAAAGAATGACTCTACAATATTAACAGTTTCATTCACACGAATAATCCAACTTCTTTGTTTGGCTAATGCCTCTGCGATGTTTAATGTTTCTGCTATTGCTCTTATTCTTAATCTGAATATGTAAGGAACTTCTGCCAAATTCATGGTTTCAGCTATACGTCTGATTAAAGTTCTCTGTTTTGCCAGTGTTTCTGACACATTAACCACAGCGTTTTCAAATCTTGACATTTCTCTTGGACTTCCTGTTGTCTCACTCATACTAATGTTATCATTTCCAAATCTATTATAACCGAATGCCTTATGTGTAGCTGTTGCAATGTTTACTACGGCATTTTCAAATCTTATTATTAGACTCAATCTTGGAACTACTTCAGATATGTTCATAATCTCCATAGGTGCTGTTCTTGCAAATCCCATAGCCCTTACTATTCCTTTTCGTACTAAAGTTTGGAACACATTATCTTGGAATGCAGAATTTTGGAAGGCACTCACTGGTTCCAATAATTGCATTACTTCATTTATAGCTCTTATTATTCCTTTTAATCTGCCATCAAAGTCAATAATATGCATGTCCTCATTTGCAAATCTAAATCTTGCTCTTAGTCTTGTAGGAAGATCAGTGACATTCAATGTTTCACCAATTAAAAAGAATCTATCCCTATATGATAACGTACCTGTGATGTTTTGAATCCTTAATGTCTCATTAATAAATTTATTAAAACCTAATACTTTATTATGAGCATTGTCAGAATCACTATCAGTTATATTGAAAATTTCTACAATAGATTTTACAGCACCCAATGCTCTAATAATACCCTTTTTGGCTTCCTGTTGGAATACATTATCTTGGAATGCAGAGTCTTGGAAGGCACTTACAGGTTCTAACACTTGTTGTAGCTCATTGGAATGTCTAACCAATTCCATTACTTTAACATAACCATCTACATCATCTGCTGGTCTATGCTGAAATACATTTGTTTGAAAAACACTTCTTTGGAATAGGTTTCTTCTTTGTAATATATTCTCATCTTCATCTACTACAACTGTTCTTATTCCACCCTGAAATACTCCAGCTCCCTGAAATACAGTTTGCTGAAATGTGTTTTGATATGACATGTTATACTATCTCTGTCCATGCTGAACCTGACCAAATGTAATGTTTTCCAGTGTCAGTTTCCTCAAAGATTGAGTTGGCTTGCAGGTTTGGATCTGCCTTGTAAATTGTAGATATTTCGCTGGTTGTTAATAACCTATCCCATAATGATACCTCATCAAGTAAACCATGAGCAAATTTATCAGCTGCGTTTCCTCTACACATGGCTTTTAATGAATATTCAGTATCACCCGTCGATCCAGTTGTTGCTCTGTTACCTGTTCCCTGTGCAGTTCCGTTAACATAAACAGTATAATTTGCAGAACTTAATGAATAATCACATGTTACTGTAATCATATACCACGTTCCTGTTGATAATGTCTGATTATATGCCAAGTTACCATTATGCATCCATCCACTTCCAGACTTTAACGCCAATCCTAGCGAAGTAGTAGATTGATACATGTTAATACCTTTTGTCTCTGTGCTGTCCATATTGCTAAAATATCTATCTTCAGATGTGAATGATGTATGATTAACCCAAAAATTAATTGTCCAATCTCCTGTGCCATGTATAAAATTCCATTGTGATGTTGATGATCCTAATTCTCCATAATCATCAGATCCGTCAAACGATAACGCATTTCCTACCTTTCCTGTCTGCGAATATGTTGCACCTGATATGGTAATGTCTGCTGCACTTCCCAAACCGTCGCCTGTTGTCTGCTGGTTTGTTATGTTTCCAGACGATTCGTTGAAGTTGTAATACGCCTTTAGATTTGATGTTGAAACGCCTGTATTTGACAGTGCCTTTGTTGGAGAAAGTGCCGTCCTCTCTGCACTCGTTCCAACAATGCGTTTACTTGCTTTGTAATCTGTCATTCTAACCACGTACTCCTTCCGTTTTGGAATTTTAAGTCATTAATATATCCTACAAGTGAACCACTAACTGAATAACTATTATCATTAACTATTACAAAGTAACGTAAATTTTGAATGGTTGATGGTATAGTATATTCTTCATCTTCAACAAGCGTACCACTATGAGAACCACTTCTAATTTTTATCCTATATTTTGTTTCTGATAATCTAGTTAATTCATAGTAATGGGTTTGACTGTTTGTAAGTGCTGTTGATAATTCACTTTGACTACCTGAATTATAATCTGCACCATCGCCATAGGAAGGGTGTATGTCTCGTTCTGCCGAATTTGATGATATTTGGTGATGAAAACCAATTTTATCGACACTTGAAGACCAACTTCCAATTCCACTAGATAATCCAAAGAACGCCATCTTATGTGATGATCCACCACCAGTAATAGTATCAGTTGTTAGTTTAAATCTAAGAACCCACTTTGAATTTGAAATTTCACCTTCACCGAAATCGTATGATGATATATCATTTGTACTGTGCCTTCTAATATCATAATCCAATCTCGTATTAGTAGTATCGACACCAATTAATGATGTACTATCAACAAAATTATCTGAACTGAAATTAATATCTAGTTGTGCAATTCCATCTAATTTCCAATCCGTACCATCATACCACCAGTAAGAAGGCGTATCATCTGTTTGTTGGAAGATAGAATTTGTCCTTACACCTGTTAATCCATCCAAGTCACTTGTTGCTGAAAAGTCGTTTTTACAACCTACATTTGATGATATACCATCAAAAATTTTAATAGTATTTAGTGTTACATTGAATCCACCTTGACTTCCACCATTATCAGTCGAACCCCAGTTGAAATATTGTAATCCAGTTATACCTGATGTTGATTTTGTGACAGCACCATTACTGTGATTAGTTGCATAGGTATCATCTGTTTTTCTTTGAACTGTTACTGTTGATCCATCATAACTCATTTCATAATAATATGTTGTACTATCTTCCCATGAATGTTGTGCAGATGCTGTTCCATCTGAACCAGTACCATTAAGTATTGTTCGTATTCTATCTTTCCTATCATTGGTACTGTTGTCTCCTATATGATATATCCAATTTACTGTATCACCACTAGAGTTTGTATTCATATGTTCTGAACTAGAATATGTTGATTTGTCAGATAGACCAAACGCAAACATACCGTTTCCAGAAGCTGTATAACTACTTCCAGTTGTAAAAGATACCTGTATTAACCATTTTGATGCCAATGCTGAACCAAGATTGAATGTTCCAATAGCAGAACCAGTGCCATTGTGAGTTGATGTGAATTTTAAACCTGTATTAGAACCACTTGTTACATGAGCTGTGGTTTGATTACTTGAACTTTGAGATCCTTGTTGTGTAGCACCACTTGTAGTTGTAGTTGATGTTCCTGTTGCACCCAAACTTGTACTATCCATAGTATAATTTGCCTTTAATTCTGACTTGTCACTCAATGATGAAACTAATGCACCGTTTATTGTTTTTACAGATGTTTTATCATTCCAAAACTTCATAGCTGTGACAGAACCAACTGCACCGTTCCCTGCACCACTTTCACCCCATAATCTAACCATTAGATAACGTAAGCCTGTTATTCCACTTAGACCTGTTTTACTTAATGTTGAACCGACCTGTGTTTCGTATTCATCACTAAACACTTTTGCCTGAATAGCTGATGAACTTGTTCTTTGTAATTCAATATAATATGTGACGGCAGAACCACTTGAAGCAATAGGTGTGTTGTTTGTTGATGTAATACCACCTGTTCCACCATTAACGCCATTTACAGCATTACTAACGTTTCCTGCACTTGATAGATAAAACATTATGGCATCACCACTTCCATTATTACCACTAGGATTTGTTGCATCAAAGATACCAAATTGAAGTTGTTGGTGTGTTGCATTAGCACCAGCACCGATAGATGTGAAATCAGCTTTGAATCTTAATGTCCAAGCATCATCGCTGGCATTAGAACCATCCAAATAACTTGCATTTTGTAAATCAAGGTAAATTTCCTCATCATTACTAGCACCTGTTGCACTAAATGTTATTGTGTTGCCTGACTTTGTTAGTTTAGATGTAGCTGTTGACCAATTTGTTGTTCCATTAGTTGCATTTAATGTTGATACTGTTGGTGTATCTTCTGTTTCATTTACTAAATCTGAAATTTCTGTTGCAGTAAGAACACGTTTCCAAATTCCAATATCGTCTAAAGTCCAATCTCCATATCTAGTATGACCGTCTACACCACCACCTATTGTTAATGGATCACCTGAATCTGTATTTGTTGGAGCATATGATGTTTTATTTGCAGTTGCTTCTTGAACTCCATCTAAATATACCACCATGTTAGTGTTTGCAATAGTTGAATCCCACGTAATACATAGATGATGCCAATCATCATCATCTGCCCAAAAATTATTTTTTTGTAGCTGAACAACTAATTGATTACTATCCGTGATCATTTCAACTTGTAGAAAATGATTCTGATTAGTTCCACCTCTATTATCGTATTTTATACCTATGCCATGTCCAGCACCATCAGTTGTTTCTGCTAAAAATGTTAAATTACCTGATATTGAACCTGCGAAGTTGGTAGGTCTTTTATACCACGTTGCAAATGTCCACTTTGAATTAGAATTATGTAAGAATTGCCAATCACTTGCACTTCCAAATACTACTCTACCACTAGAACTTTCATCAAAACTATAAGCACCTGTGCCAAGTTTGTAAGCATCTGAAACCCAAGTTACACCTGTTGCTGTTCCATTAATACTTCCCTGTGAATCATTTGCATCTGTTCCAAGATCATAACGTGCTACTAAATTAGATGTTGAAGGACTTGTGACAGGCGTTCCACTATTGTATAGTGTGTTCACTTCACTTGATGTTATTACATCATTATAAATTAAAACCTGTTTCATAGAACCATCATATTTATCACTATGACTAGAACTGTATGCACCTATTTCCAAAGGCAAACCGTATGTTATTGAACCAACTGTACCTGTAATGTTAGCTGATGCACTTGTGTCTTCTGCACCATCAATGTATATCTTAACACTTGTGTGACCACTACCACCATAAGTTACAGCTAAATGATGCCATTTTCCATCACCAAATGCGTTATTACTACTACTGACAACTCTAATTGCTGCCTGTGGACTAGCACCCCAATTACTAGAAAGTCTAAATGAACAAGCTGTGCCTGAATCCTTTAAAATTAACCAACCGTTATTTCCACTACCGTTTTGAGTTCCCCATCTATCAATAAAAGCAGCACCACCTGAATCACTTGAGTTAAACCAAAATGCTACTGAAAACGATTCACTAGCTTGGAAATCTGTATCGGTTTGTGTTCCTGATGTTGATATGTAACTACTACTACCATTAAATGTTGCATAATCATTAATATCAACTAATGTAATTCCAGTATTAGCTCCATCTGCTGAACTTCCTAGTGAATCACTAACTCTATCAGTTTTAATTCCACTGTAAAGTTTTGATCCGAGATTTTCTATAGCCATTTTTATGCTGTACCTCTCTCTTTCCATTCTTCTAATGCAATAGTTGTTGTTCCATTCCCACCAGCGTAAAGTGCAACCTTTTCTGCTTGTGTTAATATTTTATCTTTAAAAATCATCACTTGTGCTAATCTACCTGCCATCCCACCATCATAACTAGATGTTGGTCTTGCAAAGTATGTTACTTTTCTTGTTGGATTTGAACTTGAATAAGTATTATTATCTTCACTACCCTGATGAAATCCTGTCCCTGATGTTGCTGCATCTCTTGTTACTGTTAAATGATTACTGCTTAAATCTGGATCATACGTTATACAATAGAAATGCCAAGCATTAAGCTCAGGTATCATACCATTAGGTGATTGATCATTCAAAGGCATACCTGAATTTCCATCTGCAATTAATGTTTGGATTCTAGCTGATGATGATGAAGTTGGTGATTGATCGTATGACATTCTTACTGCAAAACCAATACCATTATCATCTGTCCAAATATTTCCAAAGACCATAGTTTCTGTCCATGTAGACGAATCTGGTAAATCTGTTGGATATAACCAAAATGTAATTGACCATTTTGTAGTTCCATCATGCATGAATTTATAATCATTTACTCTTGATGTATTTTGTGCATAATCAGCAGAACTATTACTAGGTGTACTCATACCATCACCTATTCCACTTGGCGTTGATACACTTCTTGTTAAACCTGAAACTGTTAGATCTGCACTTGATACTGAACCATGATTTATTACATTACCTGATGATTCATCAAATTTATAATGAAAACTTGGTGATAATTGTGTTGATTTCCATCTGTATATCTTACGAGTATCTGTTTCTTCATAACGTGTATTTTCAGGAACGTTTGTTATTGAATCTTTTTCATTTGTTGTTGTTGTATAACCACTACCTCCTACATCATCTCCACCTGAATTACCTTGAGCTCCTCCTCCAGAACCACCATCAAAACCTGTACCACTATTAACAATCCAACTACCACCTCCTCCACCACCTAAAGATGTTATATCTGCAAATACTGAATTACCACCATTTGCTGGTGTAGTCGAAGAACCAGCACCAACACCACCAGCTCCAACGGTTACTGTATATGTGCCACTAGTCATTGCTGTTTTAGTTCCTGTTCTAAATCCTCCAGCTCCACCTCCTCCTGCATATCCCCAATTATCTTTTGAAGCACCACCTCCAGCTACAACAAGATATTGAACATCTGCTGTTCCTGATGATATTGTGAAAGAACTTGAACTTGTTGAAGTGTATGTTAGTATAGTGTATGAACCTGTTGTAGTTGAAGTAGCATTTGATGAACTAAAACTTGCTGATG